CGGCACCGTGTCCGACGTCGATCCGGTTAACTGGCTGTGCCGGGTGAAAACGGGCGACCTCGAAACCAACTGGATTAACTGGCTCACCCTGCGCGCCGGTAACACGCGCACGTGGTGGCAGCCTACCGTTGGCGAACAGGTCATGCTGCTGAGCATGGGCGGCAATCTTGAAACCGCCTTTGCACTGCCCGCCATCTATTCCGATACATTCCCGCCGCCGGATTATTCAGAGAACGGCAGTACCATACAATATAGCGACGGCGGATTTTTTCAGTACGAACCGGCAACCGGCCAGCTGCTGATAAAGAACATCAAAAGCGTGCGCATCGAAGCGGCGGACGGCATTCAGCTGTTAACTGAGGCTTTCGGCGTTGAGGCCAGCAAGACAACCCTCAACAGTGAAACGGCCATTAACGGCGCTGTCACACAGAGCGGCGGCGCGATGAGTTCTAACGGCGTCGTGGTGCATACCCATAAACACGGCGGCGTTAAGTTCGGTACTGACACATCAGGAGGCCCGGCGTGATGTATCTCGGCATGAACCGCGACACCGGCAAAGCGATTACCGATATCGATCATATTCGCCAGAGCGTCAGCGACATTCTGCTGACCCCGGAGGGCAGCCGCCTGGCGCGCCGTGAATACGGCTCCATGCTTTCCGCGCTCATCGACCAGCCGCAGAACGGCGTCACCCGTATGCAGGTCATGGCGGCAGCCTATACCGCGCTGAGCCGCTGGGAGCCGCGCATCAGGCTGCTTTCAGTAAATTTCACAACCGCCTATGACGGTTCAATGGCCGTTGAGATAAACGCACAGCGTGCCGACGGCTCGCCGCTGGCAATGACCATACCAACGGGGGTGAACCGTGGCAGTGATTGACTTATCGCAGCTTCCCGCGCCGGAAGTCATTGAGGTGCCGGACTTTGAAACGCTGCTGGCCGAACGAAAAGAAAGCCTGATTGCGCTGTATCCGTCAGACCAGCAGGGTGCCATGCGCAGCGTGCTGGCGCTGGAGTCCGATCCGCTGGTCAAGTGCCTCCAGGAAAACATCTACCGCGAAATCCTGTTGCGCCAGCGCATCAACGAGGCCGCGCAGGCGGTTATGGTGGCCTATGCGCTCGGCACAGATCTGGATCAACTGGCGGCCAACAACAACGTTAAGCGCCTGACCATCACCCCGGCCAACCCTGACGCCGTGCCGCCGGTTGCCGCAGTCATGGAGTCCGACGACGATTTACGCCTGCGCGTGCCGGGGGCGTTTGAGGGGCTGAGCGTGGCCGGGCCGACGGCGGCGTATGAGTTTTACGCCAAAAGTGCCGACGGGCGCGTATCCGACGTGTCTGCAACGAGTCCGGCACCGGCGGAAGTGCTGATTACCGTGCTGAGCCGCGAAAACAGCGGGGCGGCAACGGACGATTTACTGAATGCAGTGAACGTCGCGTTAAACGCCGAAAGCGTGCGCCCGGTGGCTGACCGCGTGACCGTGCAGGCCGCAACGATATTTAACTACCAGGTAAAAGCCACGCTGCACCTGTTCGACGGCGTGGCCGCCGCCCCGTGTCTGGAGGCGGCGCAGGCCGCAATGGCCGCTTACCTGACTGACCAGAAAAAGCTGGGCCGCAGCGTGCGGCGCGAGTCTTACGGGGCGGTGCTGCGCGTGGCGGGCGTGGACTGGGTGGAAATCACCGAACCGGCGCAGGACATTATTCTGGACCGCACGCAGGCGGGCAACTGCACGGCAGTGGCGGTCAGCGTTGCCAGCGATAACGGGGGTAAATGATGAGCCAGAGTCTGTTACCGCCTGCATCCTCGGCGCTTGAGCGCAGGCTAGCCGAGGCGTGCAGCGGCATCAGCGGGCTGGACGTCCCGCTGCGCGACCTGTGGAACCCTGCCGCCTGTCCGGTGTGGTTTTTGCCTTATCTTGCCTGGTCATTTTCGGTTGACCGCTGGGACGAAGCCTGGGCGGAAAGCGTCAAGCGGCGCGTGGTGATGGATGCGTTTTACATTCATCAGCATAAAGGCACCATCAGCGCCGTGCGCCGCGTGGTGGAGCCGTTCGGCTTCCTGATCCGCGTGCTGGAATGGTGGAAAACCGGCGAAGCGCCCGGCACGTTTCGCCTGGATATCGGCGTGCAGGATCAGGGTATCACCGAGGAAACCTATCTGGAGCTTGAGCGCCTTATCAGCGACGCCAGACCCTGCAGCCGTCATCTGCTAGGCATGTCGATAAACCTGCAGGTCACAGGCGGAACCCGCATTGCGGCGGGCAGCTATGACGGCGACGCCATGACCGTTTACCCCTACACCCCCGAAAACATTTCCGTCAGCGGCGGGCTTTACAGCGGCGCGGCGGTTCACGTTACTGACATGATGGAAATCAGACCATGAGCCAGAAATATTACGCCATAGTGACCAACCTCGGCGCGGCGAAGATTGCCAATGCCGCCGCGCTCGGTACTAAACTGAACATCACACAGATGGCCGTGGGCGACGGGGGCGGCACGCTGCCGACGCCGAACGCCAGCCAGACAGCGCTGATTAGCGAAAAGCGACGCGCGGCCATAAATACGCTGAGTATCGATCCGGCCAACGCCAGCCAGGTGATTGCCGAGCAGGTCATCCCTGAAACCGAGGGCGGTTTCTGGATCAGGGAAATGGGCCTGTTTGACGCTGACGGCACGCTGATTGCGGTCTGCAACACCCCGGAAACCTACAAGCCCGCGCTGCAGGAGGGCAGCGGGCGCACGCAGACGGTGCGCATGGTCCTGATTGTAAACAGTACCGACGCGATTACGCTTAAAATCGACCCGTCCGTGGTGCTGGCGACGCGACAGTATGCGGATGACAAAGCGCTGGAGGTGCGCCAGTACGCCGACGGCCTGATGGATACACACCTGAAAGCGAGCAACCCGCACCCGCAGTATGCGCCGGTTAACAGCCCGACGCTGACCGGCACCCCGAAAACGCCCACGGCGGCACCCGGCACGAACAACACGCAGCTGGCAAACACCGCCTTTGTGCAGGCGGCACTGGCCGCGCTGGCAGGCGGCGCGCCCGAAGCGCTGGACACGCTGAAAGAGCTGGCCGACGCGCTGGGCGGTGATGCGAATTTTTCCACCACGGTGCTTAACAGGCTGGCCGGTAAAATGGACATCGCGAAAAACGGCAGCGACATCGCCAGCGTGTCCGATTTTCTCAACAACCTCGGGCTGGGTAGCGGCTCCGCGCTGCCGGTCGGGGTGCCGGTGCCGTGGCCGCTGGCAACGCCGCCTGTGGGCTGGTTCCGGTGTAACGGCGCAACATTCAGCGCAACCGCCTATCCGCAGCTGGCGAAAGCCTATCCGACGCTGAAACTGCCTGACCTGCGCGGCGAATTTATTCGCGGCTGGGACGGCGGACGCAACGTAGATGCAGGGCGTGAGCTGCTGTCGTGGCAGAAAGGCTCCTATCTGTTACAGGAGGCACTCGCCAATGTTGACCGCGTGGTGCAGTTTTCTGTAAACGACATCGGCCTGCTGGGATGGGACGCAACAGAGAATAACGGCGACGCACCCCGCGCAAGGAGTACCGCCGACAGCGGCATTTCGACGTGGAACGCCACCGCCAGGGGCGGCACCGGTATGCAGTATCTGGGCTATTCCCGCCCCCGCAACATTGCATTTAACTACATCGTGAGGGCTGCATAATGGCCGCTAAAAAGCACATTACCCTGGACGACAGCGGGCTGGCTGTAACAGCCGGGATGCTGACCGTTTTCAGTTTCAACCCCGAAACCGGCGAGTTTACCGGTGCATCCGATGAGTATCTGGCGCAGGGGCTGGGTATTCCGGCACACTCCACTGACAGCGCGCCGCCCGATGCGCCAGCCGGTAAGGTGTGCATATTCAGGGGCGGCAAATGGCAGCAAGTGGCTGACCATCGCGGCGAAACCATCTACAACACCGCAACCGGTGAGCCTGTGCTGGTGACGCTGCCCGGCGATTATCCGGCAGGGACTACGCTACTAAAACCCCTGACCCCTTTTGACACATGGGGCGGCGTGGCGTGGGTGACGGACACCGCCGCACAGCAGCGCGCCGCCGTGGCAACGGCAGAGGCCGAGAAAAACAGCCGCATCAGCGAGGCGGGCAGCGTGACGCAGGTCTGGCAGACGCAGCTGGCGCTCGGCATCATCAGCGCTGACGACAAAGCGCAATTAACGGCATGGATGCGCTACATCCAGCAGGTGCAGGCTACCGACACGGCCAGCGCGCCGGATATCAGCTGGCCGGAAAAGCCCGCGTCATAATCAGAGGCCCGTTTCGGGCCTTTTTCTTTGTGTCATTCGCCAGACAATGGCCGCAGGGTGCGCCTGCGCCTCATTCCTTACACCATAGCGGAACCCCTTAACCGGAGATCCGTTACATGGCACAGGACTTTCATCACGGCGTGCGCGTTATTGAAGTTAACGAAGGCACCCGAACCATTACTACCGTCAGCACGGCCATCATCGGGATGGTCTGCACCGGCGACGACGCCGACGCGGCAACGTTCCCGCTGAACCGTCCCGTTTTACTCACCGACATTCTTACCGCCAGCGGCAAGGCGGGCACAACCGGCACGCTCGCCGCATCGCTCGCCGCCATCGCCGACCAGGCTAAACCGCTGGTTGTGGTGGTGCGCGTTAAACAGGGCGAAACCGAGGCGGAAACCTCGGCCAACATCATTGGCGGCGTGACCGACGACGGGATGCGCACCGGTATGAAAGCCCTGCTGGCCGCGCAAAACATCTGTGGCGTCAAGCCGCGCATTCTCGGCGTGCCGGGGCATGACACCAAGGCGGTGGCAACCGAGCTGCTGAGCATCGCGCAGACCCTGCGTGCCTTTGCGTATATCTCGGCTTACGGCTGCAAAACCGTGTCCGACGTCATCGCCTACCGCAATAACTTCGGTCAGCGCGAAGGGATGCTCATCTGGCCTGACTTCATCAGCTTTGACACCGTGCTGAAAGCCGATGCGGCGGCGTATGCCACCGCCCGCGCGCTCGGCCTGCGCGCCAAGATTGACGAGCAGACCGGCTGGCACAAGTCCCTGTCCAACGTCGGCGTGAATGGCGTCACCGGCATTTCAAAAGACGTGTCGTGGGATTTGCATGATCCGGCAACCGATGCGGGCCTGCTGAACCAGAACGACGTCACCACGCTGATCCGTAAAGACGGCTTTCGCTTCTGGGGTTCGCGCTGCCTGAGTGATGACCCGCTCTTTCAGTTCGAAACCTACACCCGCACGGCGCAGGTGCTGGCCGACACGATGGCCGAGGCGCAGATGTGGGCCGTTGACGGGCCGCTGAATCCTTCGCTCGCCCGCGACATTATCGAGAGTATTAACGCCAAGCTGCGCAGCCTGGTGAATCAGGGCTATCTCATCGGCGCAAGCTGCTGGCTTGATGAGTCGGTGAACACCAAAGAGACGCTCAAGGCCGGGCAGCTGTTTATCGACTACGACTACACGCCGGTGCCGCCGCTGGAAAACCTGATGCTGCGCCAGCGCATCACTGACCAGTACCTGGTCAACTTCGCCGCCAGCGTTAAAGCATAAGGAGCTGAACACATGGCCTTACCCCGTAAGTTAAAACACCTGAACCTGTTCAACGCAGGCAACAACTGGCAGGGGCTGGTTGAGTCCCTG